ACCTCTTTCTATTTGACGCTACAAACAGAATCTAACGACACGTACAACTTTTCTTATCTGAATGTCTATTGTTTTCTGCTATTTCCATTTCAGATCACGAATATGGACATTGTTGCTTGGGATCAACTCTTTAAGCTGCGCATGCTGTGATGTTGCGTAAATCCTTTCTAACAGACCCGTTCGTACTCCTCGTGACGCTGACCAATGAGGCGTGGACCGAGCCGGTACGCTTGAGCACTCATTATCCAGAATTTGTGTCTAGGGGACAGACTTATCTCTATTGGCCTATGGAACCTATCTTGCCAGGATCTTCTAAGGAGGGGAGCGATCCTGGTTCGCTACTGCTCGCCAACGATGGGGTCTTGTTCACTTCACTGCTTAGAGACACGGTGAAACCGAGCCAGTGCTTACTGGAAATCGTGTCTATTGATCAACCAGACACGCTGCTACTCGCAACTCCAAACCTGGAGGTCCCGGAACTGACCTGTACTGCAGACGTTCTGCGGGTGCCGCTGGTCGTCCCTCAAAGAGCGTCGCGTCGATATCCGGCCGATGTTTTCTCCCCGGCGACTTTCCCGGGCCTTGTGCCGTGAGCGATCTTCGTTACCTCGAGATCCCCTACCGACCTTGGGGCATGTCGTTTGAAGGGTGCGACTGCTGGGGCTTGGTCGTGTTGTGGTATCGACACGAACTAGGTCGTGAGTTGCCAACCGTCGCTCCTAGTGGTAGGCTGACCGCGCTGGAGTTTAGCAAGGCGATCAAACATGTCCACGCTCCTCTCTGGGTTGAAGTCCTTCCTCCTTACCGTCGCGGGGATGTGGTCTATTTCCCGGAACCGAATCCGCATTGTGGCGTACTCGTCAATTCTTATCTTCTCCTTCATATTGATCATCAAGTTGGCCATGGCTATTTTTCTAGATTAGATGATCCGATGCTGCCTCCCAAGCGCGTGATCTATAGATGGCGCACCTAGTCGTAGCAGCGAGACAGAACCCGTTTGCTCTCGACCGGGTCGTAGAGCAGGTTGGTCCGACTACTGCTCGCGCGCTGGTTCAGCGATATTTTCCTCCTAGTCATCAACCGTATGTAATCGTCTTTCTTGATGGAAAACTAATCCCTATAGAAGACTGGGATAAGGTCATTACTAGTGGCCTGGTCGGCTTGACCATCAGGCCGCAGAACAGAGAACTAGTTCGCATCGGACTGTTCTTCGCCGTCGTCGTTGCAGCCGCGGCAACGGGGCAATGGGCGGCATTGCCCGTCGCGCAAGGCGGGCTAGGGCTTGGCGTGCTAGGCTCTAGCGCGCTAGGCGCGGCTGTAGGGCTGGCTGGCGGGTTGTTGGTTAATGCCCTAGTGTCGCCTGCAGAGCTCTCGACCGATGGGGGTCGAGGTTCTAAGTCTTGGTCGCTGGATCGCGTTTCTAATCAGGCCAGGATCTATAGCGCGGTTCCCCGTGCTTTTGGACGAATTCGTTATTACCCTCCTCTAGCTGCAGAACCGATTCCCTATCGTAAGAAGCGTCGAGAACATGTTCAGGTCGCGCTGTGCTGGGGATATGGTCCTCTTGAGGTAACGGATATCAAGGTCGGTAAGACTCCGATCACATATTTTGATAATGTGCAGTCGGAGTTCTTCCCTGGCGACCCTGGCGTGGTGCCGGAATCAACTCTGTTCTCTCAAGATGTTCATGTCGAGACCATCAATGAAGAAGTCGTCAATGAGTTCGGACCTCTGGTTCGTCGGAGTGGTGTCGCTCCCGAGCAAATCGAGGTAGTACTCAGCTTCCCCCGAGGCCTCGTAGATTTGTCAGATGGAGATACCGATGAACTCGCTGTTACGTTCGAATTAGAGTATTCCTATGTTGATTCTGGGGTCTGGCAGACTTGGGTTACAGAGACCGTCAGACGAGAAACTACGAATCCATTCAATTTGACCTACACGCTTGATGTGACTGGTCAGGTTGATGTGCGTCTAACTAGAATCACTAGGGACCGCAAAGACTTCGCGAAATCAGATTCATTGTTCTGGCGGTTTTTGATTTCCAGGCGCGCTGGTAATCCCTTCAAATTGCCGGGAGTCGCTATCAGCACTTATGACTTTCGTTCAGGGGAACAGCTCAGCGGGTCTGTAGACGAGATCAGTGGAGTTATCTCTGCTAAGGTTCTAGACTGGAATGGTTCCGATTGGGTATTGCGGGAAACGTCCAATCCCGCGTCCATAGCGCGCGCTGTTCTGCAGGCATCCGGTGCCTGGGAGCCGACTCCGGATAGTGAGTTGGATCTGGCCGGGTTCGTCAGATGGCATGAATATTGCCAGCAGCATGGGCTTGAATGTAATATCGTCATAGACTGGGACAACGCCACACAGGAAGAAGTACTCCAGCTAGTCGCCGCTACTGGCGACGCCATTGTACCGTTTATCAATGGTCGACGTGTTCCGGTCATAGATTCCGTACAGACGACCCCTGTACAGATGTTCACTCCTTTGAACATCAGAGATCTGAAATCTGATCTAACCTTCATAGACGTTCCGCACGGGCTGAGAGTCAGGTTCTTGAACGAGGAACGGGACTACGAGCCTGATGAGCGAGTCGTCTATATGGACGGCTACGGACCAGATAACGCATCGAAATTCGAAGATTTCGAGATCCCCGGCGTTACGAGCCCTAAGCTGATATATCGTCACGCGCGCCGGCGACTAGCTGAGATCTTGCTGCGCCGCGAGCGTTTCACATGGCTGTCGCCGTGGGACTGGTTAACTTGTCGTGTAGGCGATCTGGTGCACCTATCCCATCACGCGCTGGGAGTAGGTGTTTCGTGGTCGCGTGTTCTTAAAGTCTACACAGATCGAGAGAACCGAATCACTGGTGTTGATTTAACTTCCCCGGTGAATCTTAAAGAAGAAGGATCTTACGGTGCTCGTATCAGAGGGGCTGAGATCTATACCGTGGCGATCAGTAGATTTACTTCCACGCATCTTGACTTTGAAACGCCACTAGACGGCTCTGTTGAGGTCGACGATCTGGTCTCGATTGGGGACCTTCAAGTAGAAACTATTCCACTACTGATTACTAATATCCGACCAGCGGAACAGTTGATGGCGGAGATCACCGCCGTACGGTATCATGATGGTGTCTACAAAGCAGACACCGAAGTTATTCCCCCATGGTCTAGTGGCATCTCATCTTCCTTGTTAGAACCACCTATCGTCACGTTCGCGATATGGGATTATCGAACTAGCGAGGCTGTGCTGGCTGTCGAGGACACTGGAACATACACTCAACCGCTGGCTGCTCTGGAAATTGGATGGAGATACAATCCCGAAGATACGATGACTATTAACTCGTATCCCCCAGACACGAGTTCCGTCAGACTGACCCTGGCAAGGGACGCGCTCGTCCAGGGCAGGTGGCGAACGCTGAACGGTCGCGTCAGCTTGTGGAGCCCGACCGTTCGCGTTAGCACATCGCGTGCAGCGCAGACCATTTCTTCGTTTGGTGTCAGCTCAGCGTGGATCGATTCAGACTACTTGCGCTGGGCGATGCGAGATACCAGTAAGCACTACGATGGTTGGCAGATCAGGTATGGACCTCCCGGAGTGCCGTGGGAACTGGCTACTCCGCTCCACCAGGGGTTGTTGCAGACACAGTATTTTCCGATCAGCAATCTTCCGTTCTATAATTGTGAGCTATTGATCACTGTCTATTATAACGGTGTCCCTAGCGAACCGTACCGGCTGCCCTACGCTCCCGCTGATCTAGGTGGGGATCGGTATGATCTATGGTCAGTGGACTATAAAACTCTGGGATGGCCAGGCGTACTGCCCTCACACGTACAGAAAACAGATATTTTGACGAGTGAAAATTCTCTATGGATGTTTCCTGCTCCTGGCGAGCCGATGTTTCCTGCGCCAGAAGCGCCCATGTTTGTTCCCAGGGGAGCTGAATTCACGTACAGAACAGAGTTCGAGTTCCCTGACGGGTTCGAACCTTCTGATGTTTTGATTATTCAACCTATTGGAGTCGTGAGCGCTCTACAGTATACTAGGGAGGTCAGGACACTAGTCGAGACAGC